ACTTTTCTGGATCGGCAGGGCTTAACTGAACAATAAGCGCAAAAACTATGATTTCCATTTATCCCATCCATTTGAAAGCTGCCAATACAGTTATAATAAACGGATAAACTCCCCATAACATTAGCTCTAACTTGTCGAACCGCTTAGAGCCTTCTCCAAGACGATCTTCAATATTCTGGTAACGGATCGAACATTCACGTTCATGATTGTCGATCCTTGTCATTGACTCCTTAACAGTAGCCACATTAATCTTCTGTTGTTCTGCGTTGGTTCTGCAACAAGTTGAGAATAACTTTTGTATCTGCCTTAACATCGGACAAGTCTTCTGCGGTGTTTTGTTGAATAATCTCGGAACGTGTCATTTGGTTTTGAAGTTGATTTACTTCATCCTCAATCTCGTCAACCTGTTCACTTAGCTCACTGATGTCCTCTGCATTTTCTTGAGACTGTGCTTCAAGCGTGGTATAGCTCGCAATCAAACCAGCACCGACTAACAAAGCTGGAGCGAGGTTCATGAGGCTAGATAACTTGATTTCCATAACAAAACCCTGCCATTAACTAATTAAGAATAACAATACCAACCTGTTGCAATGTATTTCACTTGTGTCTGTGAAGGAATGCCTCTGTGATAATGAGTCCAATCACAAGGCCATATTAATGTAAGACCTTTTTGCGGTTTAACTTTTAATTTTTGGTGTGCAAATTCTGTTTCACCACCTTCCGTTACATCATTAAGATATGTCATATATACAAGATGCCTATTGGCATATAACAGCGATGCTCTTTCGGTATGGAACTTAAAAAAACCACCGCCTTTCGGGTACTTTTGCACGTTACCTTGATCTACACCGTCATTGAACGCTGCAACCTTATCTGCAAAAGGATAATCTTTTAAGTAAAGATTCAAACACTTTTGTAATTCAATCGAATAGTCACAGCAAACTTTATGTTTAAAAGACAATCTTCTTTCAAAAGAATCTTTTGTTTTTTTATCAAAAGCAATTTGCCCTGAATCCTGAAAGCCAACAACTCTACGAGTTACTTCGCCTTGTTTTTTTGCCTCTTTATCTTCAACGTAATCAATTAAACGATCACAAATAGATAAATCATCTAAAATCCAACTTCCAATAAAAGAAGGATGTGTATTTTTTGTAAGCAAAACAGGTGTGGGGCCGTTATTTATATTTTCTTTTATTAAGTGCATCAGGTCATTTCAACCCACTGTCTGTTTGTTTCATCCCACTGATAAAATTTTCCGTCATTCGGGTGAGCTACTGGGGCTTCCCAAATACAAGATGTTTCGTTCAAAATCCAACTTGGGTAAGGCTTTGGTTCATAAAAAGCATCTCTTACAGAGTCGTAGGTGTAACCAATTCCAGCATAATTTTTTCGTAAGGCCACGCCCCCATCAGGTGTATTAGAATTAGGTGCATAATGAACACCACCCCTAGTGTTGTAGCTAGTCTGTACCCACGTTACGCCAGACTCTGATGGTAGTGAATCTATAAAATCTTGCTCTGCAACGATTACAGCTTCTACAAGATTATTTTTAACTTTAGCAAAATGACTCATGTCGTAAATGTCCCAGAGCTTGTAAAGGTATGAAACGTAAAACCGCCTGAAGAAGTTACGGTTCCTCCTGTCGCAACTTGACCCCCAGCATATCTAAGAATTACAACGCCTGAACCTCCATTGCCGCCTGATTGGTTAAAGGCTTGTGAACCTGCACCGCCACCGCCACCACCTGTATTAGCAGTTCCAGCATTTGCTGTTATTTGTTGAGGCGAGTTTCCACCTCCATAGCGACCTCCGCTTCCACCGCCTCCAGCACCACCAGCACCAATGTTAGCCGTTCCAGAATTACTGCTTAATTGTTCTGCTCCACCGCCTCCACCGCCAGCGTAGGAAGTCCCAAGCGACTTCCAATTTGTTCCTGCTCCTCCTGCTCCTCCAACAGGCGTAGTTGCGTTTACAATACCATCGGCTCCATCCGCAGAGGCTCCTCCACCGCCACCTTGTCCAGTATTTGCAGGGACACCTGAAGAAGTCTTTCCGTCACCTCCAGCATGACCTTGACCAGACGTGCCGGGACTTCCTGTGCTTGTTGATGGATTATTTCCTGTTCCACCGCCACCGCCAGAACCTCCCTGTGTGGGGCCAGCCCCTCCTCCGTGTGACCCAAATCGGCCTCCTCTTCCTCCTCCGGTAGAGGTGGTATTTGTTATGCCTGTGCCTGTAATTGAAGAATTAGATCCTGCTGCACCATTTGCAACGCTACTTGCTGCCGCTCCTCCTCCACCTATAGTCACTGTCCATTCTGTTCCATCGGATATCGTGCCTGTGGTTTCCACTTCAAGAAATCCTCCAGCACCACCGCCACCTCCTGCTCCAAATCCACCAGATCCTCCTCCAGCAACGACAAGACATTCAATATCCATTGTCTTTGTTCTGCTTGGGTGAGCACCAAAACCTAATACGTTGTAGCCAAAACTAGACATTATCTAACCTCACGCATCATTTGCAGCATCTGTTGTAAAGAATAACTTGATACCTAAAAGTCTCGCATCACCTGACTGACTATCTGCTGAAACATCTCTCATAATCTGAAAATAAGCCATTGTGTCTACTGCCGCATTCGCAATGGTGACAGCACCTGATTCTGCCGAAACTGTCATATCATTTGATGTGCCGCTAAAGGCTTTTGCCGTTGCAACCACATTTGTTCCGAAGGCTGTATTGATTGAAGCATCGTCAGCCATACAACCGCCAGACAAGCCCCACGCAACGGTACCTGTGTTCGTGCCTGTTACTGTCCAAAACGCTTGGAAGGTTACTGTGCCTTCGTTCCATGATTTAGGAAAACAAACCGTAAATTGAGCGTTTTCATCAGACGAAGCATCAAAGTCAAGGCATTTTATTTCTGGCCCATTTGATAATTCAACCTGTGTTAAATCAGCACAGCCAGCCGTTGAGTTAGGGTACATCGCTGCTGCCGGAACGTAAATTGTTTCTTTCCCTGCAACTTTTGCTTTTGCTCCCCCCACATCAAGCGTACCGGCTATTGTGACATTAGTTGTTCCAGTTGGAATCTCAATAACATCAGCATCAGCGTCATTCTTAATCGTTACATCATTTGTTGAACCTTGTCCAGTGAGGATTAAACCTTCCGCAGCGGTATATCCCATTGCAGCATTATCACCAGCACTAGTATCACCATCAGCATTTAATGTTCCAGCCGTCAAGTCTCCAACAATATCAACGCTAGTACCACCTGTTGCTATCGTCAATACATCTGCATCTGCATCGTTCTTGATTGTTACATCGTTGGTAGAGCCTTGTCCTGTAAGAATTAAACCTTCAGCGGCAGTGTACCCTATCGCTGCGGCATCACCAGAAGACGTATCCCCATCAGGTATAAAACAAGCTGCGGTAAGATCACCAACTACGTCTACATTTGTGCCGCCTGTTGCAATGGTTAATACATCTGCATCTGCATCATTCTTAATGGTTACATCGTTAGTTGATCCCTGACCTGTGAGGATTAATCCTTCAGCGGCAGTGTAACCCATTGCGGCATTGTCACCAGCAGCAGTGTCGCCATCTGCATTGACAGTAGAAGCTGTAACATCCCCAACAATATCAACGCTAGTGCCACCTGTTGCGATTGTCAGTACATCCGCATCTGCATCGTTCTTAATTGTGACATCGTTAGTTGAGCCTTGACCCGTTAAAATCAGACCTTCAGCCGAGGTAAATCCTATCGCTGCATTGTCACCAGATGATGTGTCGCCCGTAGCCTCTAGCGTTGCTCCTGTTATAACACCAGAAGCCGTCAAGGTTGCTGCGGTGGTAGTGCCTGTTAAGTCTAAATCAACAAGCGCATCAACTACCGCTGCTCCAGAACCTGCCCCGTCAAGGTACACTGCCTTAACTGCTCCGTTACCAATGTTCACAGTTGCACCAGAGCCTTGTTTGATTGTAATGATTTGAGAACCTGTTGTTGCGTTCTCAATAAACATTAGTCGAGACATTGTGTTTGGAGCAATAGTTAGCTCCCTAGTTGTAGAAAGTGTAGCAGAAGATGTAACTTTAAAATAAATTGAACGGGCTGGATCTGTTGACCCATCAGCAACAGTTGTTGTTGCGTTTGCATCACTGCCAAAACAATCCTGTGTTCCGTAACTTAATGCCTCTGCAATTAGCTCCAGATTAGTATTCGTTTCGGTGCCCCACGTACCTGAAGATTCGCCTGTACCTATTTCTTTTAATCGTAAATCATTTACATAAGTTGCCATGTTATAAACCTCACGCGGCTATTTCTTCCCAATTTGGTGTTTGCGTTGTATCTGTTAATTCTTGCCAATTTGGTGTTTGCGCTGTATCTACCAAACCCCATATACTTAGTGATCCTACCTCTCCTGTTGCTGATACACCTGTGACGCTAATTGATACCGATATGCCTACAATTTCAGTGCCAATTGCACCAGTTGCGGAAACTCCTGTTAGAGTTACATTTGCAGCCCCGCTGACTGTAACGCTACCTAAACCACTTGTCCCTACTACACCAGTAACAACAACGGAGTCAGGGTTACCCCAAGGACCGTCTCCCCATTCACCTCGTCCCCATCCCGTTATTGAAGACATTAAGCGATCCTGATTATTGCATTACTCGCGTCTGCTGTGGGAAAAGTAATTGTAAAATCACCTGCTGTTGCAGTTTTGTCCCCACCAAAATCTAATACACATACGGCTCGGTCTGAGTTTGTATCGTTGTAAATTAGTGCACCTCTAGCTGTAAGCGTCACCGTAGAAAACGTCAGGTTGGCAAAATCGGTAATACCTGTAGTACCATCATTGCTAGGATTTATATTGGTAAGAGCCGCCCCAGTAGCAGTATAGTTAGTACCACTTGCTTCATTTGAACTCGTATAGGCTGTTGTACTCGCTCCTAAACTTGCAGAACTTGTGTACAAAGCCAATTTAAAGCTGTTGCCGCCACTCGCTAAAAAATTGTGTTTTGCCTCAAGTAGTTCTTTTTTAAACGAGGAACACATAGCCTGTGATATAGCCATTACAATCTCCTGATTATGTCTGCCATTTCCTTCTGTTGATTCTTCTCAAATACTCCTGATAAAGTAGTTCTATCACTTTTAATTGCTTCTTTCATATTGTGAAGAATAACAGAGTATACATGATTCTTAAACGCCTCTGCCTGTTCCCTTATTGCAGGGTGACTCTTATCTCCTATTGATATAATCCTGTCTGTCGCTTCTTTTGCCCAAAACTCAGGATCATGTCCTTTATATTCTGTAGTAGTTACTCCTACCGAACCTACATCTGATATTGCTAAATCAAACATGTTAACCCACTTGTAATCGTGGTTGACCAGAACGATATGTATCAGCACGTAACTTACCGTCACCAAGATTTTTAAGAAGAATTAAAGATTCCGCGTACATTTTGTCGTACATAGCCACCATGTCTGGTTCACCTTTCAAGAATCGTATAGCTTCTACTAATGCGCCATTTAACAACGCAGAATCAAATTCAGTACCAAGCCACGTTGTACCTGCATCCACTATAGATTGAGGATAATACCCATAATGCAGTTCGGTAGAATAACTACTATCAGGAGTTGGTCCTAATATAAAACTGTCTTGGTCAAAGTATGCATAGTGCACGGGGGTGCCTGTGCTAGAAGGGTTAGGATAGGCTTCACGCATAAAATTAACATCTTTGTTTAACAAAAATGTATATACACCACTAGAGTTAATAACAGCTAAACTATAGGAATACAAAAAATCAGTTGGCATTGTGAGATATTTAGTACCAGAAGTCATTGTACCTGTCACGTTCTTACGTAACGCAGGAAACTGAACTGCGTTATATATTTTTTGTTCAGCCTGTTCGGTAAACAAAGCTAACTGAGCATCTGTAAACGTATTCTCACAAATGTCGTTAATATTTGTTTTTAACTCTGTGTAGGTCATCGTCATAATTTATGCCATCGGACCACGAGCAAATAAACCTTTAGTAGCCGCACCTGTACCACGCAT